GCTATCTCGTTTGCGGTAAGGCCGTCGTGGTTTTCGCGCAGCAGCTCACGGATGCGCGGGTGCTGTGACTTGCTCATAGCTCCTCCTGCACCTCGCGCAGCTTGGCCAAGTAGTGCATGGCCTTGGCGCCGTCGTCGGTGCCCTCCTTCTTGCCTTGGCGCATGCTGTACTTGATCACGTTGCCCTTGAGGAAGCCGACAAACTCTTTGCGCGTCAGCACGATCTGCATGACGTCCCACGGCTGCACGGCCATGTCCTTGTAGTGCGACCCACCGATCTGGTATTCGTTTGCGTTGTTCATGTGTTTTTCTCCTTCAAGCGAGCCTCTACGAGGCTACAGATGTCATAAAAATTCATTCGGTTGTTCTCCTTGGCTTGGTCATAGAGGTCCTGCCTGTCCGACTGCTCCAAGCCAAACCAGCCACCACGCAGGGGGCTGATGTTGTTGCAGTCGGGGCACTTGTAATACTGCTTCGGAAATACAACCTTGCCAGCAGTGTTAGTGGCAACGGGCATATCAGGGAACAGCGGCACGGGGATCATGTGTTTTTACCCTCCAACATCTTGACATAAGCACAAAGTGCTTGGAAAACTTGCGGGTCTAGCGCCACCACTTTGTTTTCATGGTGGTTTGATGCAAGCCATATCAGATAGCCGTCAAAACTGGCGTACACGCCATCACCTAAATAAGTATTGTGTTCATCCACAATTTTTCTCCTTGAGTTGGGCGTCGATGTAAGCCACGATTTCCGATGGTGAAACCCATCCAACTTCTTCCTCCCTGTTGTCAAGCCAATTAGCAAACTCTAAAATTGCCTCTATTGGTAACTTAACCCAAGGGCGCTGTGGCGACTGTCGGTAAACGGGGAAGCAGGCTTTGCAAGCCTTATCCTCTGTCGGTAAACCAAACAAACCGTTTTCGTCTGGGCCACAAAGATGCGCCACAGGCTCCTGCGCCGGCAATGGCGCGTCAATGGTGTCCTTCAATAAATGAACACCACCATCTAACCTCTCAATAGCCGCAACTACGCCAATACAACCATTTTCTTCCCAATGTGCTTTGAAAGAATACTTGGTAGGCTCCTGCGCTGCTGCTTTCTTGCCATCGTAAACACCGTTGAGATAAACAGCATACAAGTCGTCAAACTTTTCGTAGTAAGCCCGCCGATCATCTTCCAGTTTGTCCCGCGCTGCTGCGCGTTTTGATTCGTAGCCTGTCATTTTCCACAACTCCTACACTTTATTAATATCGTGAACACGGGGCGCTTACAGTAAACGCAATACGATTGATAGCCTGTCATGCTTGCTCCTTTTCAATTGGCACATCGCGCCATTCGCCTTTTGTTTCGCCTATTGGCAGTTCCCCGCCAAAACCAAGATTTATGGTGTTATTTGTTTCCCACCATTGCTGAAGGAGGATTTTGATGCCTCGGTACGAGGGCACATTGCGCTCAACAAAGCGCAGTTTTGGGGTTGGTTTCATTTCGCTCATGCTTCACCTCTTGCTCTGATTGCTTCTGCACAAATTAATTCAACTCGTGGCCCGTAGTAATCGCTAGTGCTGTCCATGTCATCACACAACTTTGCGCACTCCTCACGCTCATCAGCACGGGCTGCTGCTTCTACCAAGGCGGCAAAACGCATAAGCGCTTCGCTGTAAATTCCTTCACGGTTTCCAGTTGTTACAAGTTGGCATTCAATTGCCATGCGAAGAATGTCGTCATCAGTCATGTGTTGCTCCTTGCTTTGATTAAATCAGCCGCTTGGTACGGCTCTGCAATTTCTGCAATCTTGGCGCATTCCTCGCGCTCGTGCGCTGCTACCAATTCGGCAAAGTGTTCTATGTCACCCTCAAGTTCATGGATGCGGTGTTTAAAAGCGCGTATGTCGCCTTCTGATACATACTCTGTTTGTTGCGGCGTGAAGGGGCACATACATCCCGGCAATATGCTGGCGTGCAACCCTTTCACTAATCCACAATTTGGGCAGGTGTTCATGTTGTTCCCCTTGCTCTGATTAAATCAGCCGCTTGGTACGGCTCTGCAATTTCCGCAATCTTGGCACACTCCTCACGCTCGTGCGCTGCTACCAAGGCGGCAAAGGCTTTAAGTTCCTTGTCCCAGTAGCCATCTGTAATCCAAACACCTTTGTCATCAGCGTCTGAAAACCCCGCTTGCTTTGCTAGTTCAATGATGTTCATTTCAGCACCGCCGCTACAAGCATGGACGCCCCCACTACAAAGATCACCCACACGATCAAGCCCTTGACTTGCTGCACAAACTGCGCGTAGTCGCTGGGCTCGGGCTCGTCAAACTCCCAATCCTTTTGTTTGCGGTGTATGTATTGTTTGTCTGCTTCGTTCATTTGTTGCGCTCCTCAAGCATTTGTTCTGCCATACCATAAGCCTCAGCACAAATTTCAGAATCTTTTGCCGACTTAGGCGCTGTTGCAATAAATTGTTGCATCGCCTTAGCTGCAAAGTAATCTAGCAGCGTCATGTCCTTTGCGTAGCCGCCGGTCTTGACCATCCAGTCGGTGTAGTCTTTTGCTATCTCTGTGTTATCTCTCATTGCTTGTACTCCTTAATGCGTGTGTTCAATCGTTCAATACGGGCTATATTCAGCTCGAGCACTGCGGAGGCATACTCGACTGCGCCCTCTGCCTCGAGGCGGTCCAGATGGGCCTGAGCCAGCTCCTTGCTGATCACCTCGAGCGGCGTGGGCTCCTTGAGCTGCTGTTTCAAAAAGTCAAAGAACCTCATTGTGCGGCCCCCGGTGTTGTCTGTGCAGCGGCCTGCTCGGCCTTCTTGCGGGCCACCCATGCGCGCTTGTACTCGCGCTGGCGTACCTTCTTTGCCTCAGCCTCGGCCTTGGCCTTCTGGCGCGCCCGGTAGGCCGCGTTGTACTCGCGCTGCTTGGCGCGCTCGTGTTCGAGCTTGGCTTGGTCCTGCGCAAGCTGGTTGTTGACAGCCTTGCGCGAGGCCTCCTCGGGCGTCACGATGTTGCGCAGGGCGCTGAGCAGGACCACGCTCTCGCCCAGCGTACTGATGCGCTTGTCCAGATGCTCGGCGCCTACCCTGCGGGCCTTGTTTTCGGCCATCAAATTGTCCACCTGCTTGTCCAAGATCTTGAGCGCCTCAAGGGCCTGATCCATCACAGCAATGCTGGGCAGCTTGGTCATCACGTCTGTGGTGGTGGACGACATAGACAGGGCCGCAGCCGCCTGCTTTTCTACCTTGGCCAAGCGGTCCCAGTAGGCGGTCAGACTAACCAACAGCGTTGTGTAGCTCTCGCGCATCGCTTCCATTTCCGCATCAAGGCGGACTATTTGTTTGAAGGGGTTTATGTTCATGTATATTTACTCCAAAAAAGTTGTAGGGAAGCGCATCTTACAACAGCTTTTTGTGGTTTACAACAAATATTTTTTAAAAAGTTACAGCAACCGGCAAAAAAGTGGGGTAAGATGGCTGCTCCACAATAATTGTGTTGTGGATTAACGGAGATACACACATGAGCCTAGAAGACACGATCCGGGGCCTCACCGAAGCGGTGGAAGCCCTGAACGAGACCCTACGGGCCAACCGGGAAGCCCTGCTGAGCATCCCGACGCCCACCCCCGAGAAGGCAGTTCCCATCCCAAAGTTACGCCCGAAGGCGGAAGCAGCCGCCCCTACAGCGAAACCCGAGGCGCCTACTACGACTGCATCCCCCGCTGTGTCGTCTGACGCGGCCATCGACTACGCAGTGGTGTCCAAGGCCATCACCGACACGTTCCCCAAGGACCGTGAGAAGGTGCTGTCGGCCCTCAAGAAGTTCGGCGCGGCCAAGGGTCCCCAGCTCAAGCCCGAGGACTACGCGGCCTTCTTGGCCGAGCTGGCATGAGCACGCACGCCAAGCTGTCGCCCAGCAGCGCGGTGCGCTGGATGACCTGCCCCGGCTCGGTGGCACTGAGCGAGGGCATCCCGGACACCGGCTCCAGCGCGGCCAGCGAGGGCACGATGATGCACACCGTGGCGGCGCACTGCCTGCAAGCGCACACCGACGCGGCCAAGTACATCGGCATCATTGACACCGAGACCGGCCTGACCCTGAACGACGACCAAGCCCGCGCCGTGCAGACCTACGTGGACTACGTGCGCAAGCGCGTGGCCGAGACCAACGGCACCCTGCTGGTTGAGCAGCGCGTCTCCATCGAGCACATGACCGACGAGTGGAAGGCCCAAGGCACCGCCGACGCGGTCATCATCGCGCAGGACGAGCTGATCGTGCTGGACGCAAAGTTCGGGCGGGGCGTTGAGGTCGAGGCCGAGGAAAACCCCCAGCTCCTGATGTACGCGCATGGCGTGTTCAAAGAGTGGGACCTGATCCATGACTTTACCAAGGTGACCGTGGGCATCGTGCAGCCACGCCTGAACGCCCCAACCGAGTGGTCCCTCAGCGTCGAGGCGCTGGAGGAGTTTGCCCTGAGCGTGCGCGAGGCTGCCGACGCCACCCGCTGGCCGCAAGCCCCGCTGGTGCCCTCCTCCAAGGGCTGCCAATGGTGCCGCGCCAAGGCGACCTGCCCGGCCATCCGCGCCACCGTCATGGACGACTTTGACACCGTGGTGCCCGAGACTGCCGACGACGAGGACCTCACCCGGGTGATGGCCAACGCCGACCTGATCGAGTCGTGGGTCAAGGCCGTGCGCGCTGAGGTTGAGCGTAGGCTGCTGGCCGGTGAGCCGGTGCCCGGCTACAAGCTGGTGCAGGGCAAGAAGGGCAACCGGGCGTGGACCAAGGCCGAGGACGCCGAGGCCCTGCTCAAGGCCCTTGGCCTCAATCCCAACGTGATGTACGACCACAAGCTCATCAGCCCCACCAGCGCGGAAAAGCTGGTCAAGGCCAACGAGCTGACCGTAGAGCAGTGGGCTCAGGTCTCCGAGCTGATCACGCAGTCCGAGGGCTCGCCCTCCGTTGCACCCCTTTCCGACAAACGTCCTGCGCTGGTTACGTCAGCAGCCGTTTCTGATTTTGATGACGTGACAAACCTTTAACCTTTGGAGTACCCCATGAAAGTAAAACTTAACAACGTCCGCCTGTCCTTCCCCCAGCTTTTTGAGGCCAAGACCGTCAACGGCGAGGGCAAGCCTGCCTTCTCCGCAGCGTTCCTGATCAACCCCAAGGACCCACAGCTCGAGGTCCTGAACAAGGCCATCGAAGCGGTGGCCAAGGAGAAGTGGGGCGCCAAGTCCGATGCCATGCTCAAGACGATCCGCGCTGCCGACAAGACCTGCCTGCACAGCGGTGACCTCAAGGCCAACTACGACGGCTTTGAGGGCATGATGTACGTCAGCGCACGCAACGCCCTGCGCCCGCTGGTGATCGACGTGAACAAGGCCCCGCTGACCGCTGAGGACGGCAAGCCCTACGCTGGCTGCTACGTCAACGCCAGCATCGAGCTATGGCCGCAGGACAACAACTACGGCAAGCGCGTTAACGCCACCCTGATGGGCGTGCAGTTCTACAAGGACGGCGAGAGCTTCGCAGGGGGCGGTGTTGCCAGCGAAGAGGACTTCGACGACCTGACAGCAGACGATCTGGTTTGATTTTCGGGGGGAAAGCGGATGCTGTGCCGGAGTCAGGTCAATCGGTGACGTGACTATAGGTCGTCAAGGGCTGTCATGAGCAATGCTTGGCGATCCGTGAGTTCGAATCTCACCAGTGCAGCGAGTACCCCCACCTCCCACATATAAACATAGGAGAAAGCCATGACCCCACGCATGGAAAACGCATTGCAACTGGCCAGCAAATGCTGGGCAAAGGCCAATGAAACTGCGCCGGAATTTGTTGAACGGTATTTAGAGTGCGCCGAGGAATTGCTGACACAAAAGCCCATCGTGCTTGGAGATGAGTTTCGGGAATACTGCACCAGAAAACGGGTATACCGCCCAAAAGAGCTGCACCCCAACGTGTGGGTATCCGGCGTCCGGGCTCTTAAAAGCCTTGGCTGGGTCCACCCGCTGGACAAAGTAGAGCCTACCCAAGCCCACAACCACATGCCCTCGGTGACCCGCTGGAAGAGCATGATTTACGGCGCGGATTCGCAGGCAATTCGATTGGCATCGGCCCTAACCTTTTAATTTGGAGAAATTTATGAGCAGAATTAAAGACGAGATCATGGACATCGTTGAGGATGTAGACGAAGTAATGGGGCTTGGCTACGCCAAGAAAAATCCCGAGCTAATTGGCCGCATTTTTCAAGCGCAGGCAATTGACGGGGCGGCAGTCATGCTCTACGACGTCGTGCGCGCACTAGCCAATCCCGCCCGCGAGCAATGACCCACCTGTACCTCGACTTGGAGACCTTCTCCGAGACGCCCATAACCCACGGCACGCATGCCTACGCCGCAGACGCGGAGGTACTGCTGTGCGCGTGGGCCGTGGACGACAACCACGTCCGGGTCCACGACTTCACGGACCCGCTAGAACTATTTCACCCGCAGCTCAAGAGTGCGCTGGCCAACCCCGAGACGACCGTGGTGATCCACAACAGCCACTTTGACCGCACGGTGCTGCGCCACGCGCTGGACATCACCATCCCCGTCGAGCGCATCCACGACACCATGGTCCAAGCCCTGAGCCACGGCCTGCCCGGCGCACTGGGCATGCTCTGCGAGATCTTGGGCCTGCCCTCAGACAAGGCCAAGGACAAGGACGGCAAGCGCCTGATCCAGCTCTTTTGCAAGCCGCTGGGCAAGAACCGCCTACTGCACCGGGCGACCCGCGAGACGCACCCGGCAGAGTGGCAACGCTTTAAGGCCTACGCGGCCTCCGACATCGAGGCCATGCGCGAGGTCAAGAAGCGCATGCCCATGATCAACATGACCCCTGCCGAGACGGCGCTGTGGCACCTTGACCAGCGCATCAACGACACCGGCGTGGCCATCGACATGGAGCTGGTGCATGCCGCCATCGAAGCGGTGGGCAGGGCGCAACGCGAGCTGTCTGAGCGCTCCGTGGAGCTGACGTATGGCCAAGTTGGCAATACTACGCAAGGCGCAGCGCTGCTCTTACACATACTTGAGAACTACGGCATCGACATGCCGGACCTCCAGATGGCCACGGTGGAAAAGACGCTGGCCATGGACATACCCGTAGCGCTCAAGGAGCTGTTGACGGTACGCTTGCAGGCCAGCTCCACCAGCACGGCCAAGTACAAGGTGTTGCTCAGGGGCACCAGTGCGGATGGGCGCCTGCGGGGGCTCTTGCAGTTCAACGGCGCGGCGCGCACTGGCCGCTGGGCCGGGCGGCTCTTCCAGCCCCAGAACCTGCCCCGGCCCACGCTTAAGCAGTCGGCCATTGAGAGGGGCATCGCGGCGCTCAAGGCGGAATGCGCGCACCTGACCACCGACAACGTGATGGAGCTGGCCAGCTCGTCCATCCGTAGCTGCATCGTGGCGCCCAAGGGCCGCAAGCTGGTGGTAGCCGACTTGGCCAACATCGAGGGCCGGGTACAGGCATGGCTGGCCAACGAGGAATGGAAGCTCAAGGCCTTCCGCGACTTTGACGAGGGGACCGGCCCCGACCTGTACAAGCTGGCGTACAGCAAGTCCTTTGGCGTAAAGCCGGAGGAGGTCAATAAGGACCAGCGGCAGGTCGGCAAGGTCCAAGAGCTGGCGTTGGCCTACGAGGGCGGCGTGGGCGCGTTTGCGACCTTTGCCGAGGCCTACTACATCGACCTTGAGGACCTAGCCCAGAAGGTCCTGCCGCTGGCGCCCCAAGAGCTGGTGGACAAGGCCGACAAGTTCTTGGAGTGGGCCATCAAGGACAAGAGGCCGCGCTACGGGCTGTCCGACGACGCCTTCGTGGCCTGCGACACGCTCAAGCGCGCATGGCGCGAGGCGCACCCCAACATCACCGGGTACTGGGGCAGGCTCAAGAACGTGGTCATGCAGGCGCTCAACACGCGGGGCACGACGTACACCACGCTGGGCCTGAAGATCCGCGCCACCAAGGGCTACCTACTGCTGGGCCTGCCCTCGGGCCGCTCGCTGTGCTACCCACTGCCCAAGATTGTTGACGAGGGCATCACCTACATGGGCGTGGACCAGTTCACGCGCAAGTGGACCCGCATACCCACGCACGGCGGCAAGCTGTTTGAGAACTTGTGCCAAGCCATTGCGCGTGACGTGATGGCCGCCAACATGCCGCTGATCGAGGCGGCGGGCTACACGATCATCCTTACGGTCCACGACGAGATCATTGCCGAGGCACCCGACTTGCCTGAGTACAACGTGGACCACATGGCCGCGTTGCTGGCCGCACCACCCGCGTGGGCACTAGACATGCCGCTGGCAGCAGCGGGCTTTGAAACATACCGATACAGGAAAGAGTGATATGACCAAAGATAAATTCATGGGCACATTTATTGTGCGGCTCCCCATACCAAAAAGCACAACGCGCCTTGAAGCCGAAAGCATGCTGCGCGACCACATCCTAGAGTCAGGCATGTGGCAGGGCGACAAGGACGTGTACGTCCGCGAGAGCATGCACTTGACGCCCGAGATGGAAGCTCATCGGGCCGAAGAAGCGCGGCGCCGCTTTGACGCAGAGAACGCAGCCAGAGCAGCGCAGGCTGAACTGAGACTGCAAAATACCCCCGAGCTGCTGGAATTGCGACGGCTTCAGGCTATCGAAAAAGCGGAGGCTACCCAAGCCCGTTTAATCAAAAAAGCTGAGGCAAGAGCGGCCAAGGCTGAACGCGCAATTAAGCACAAACAGGAGCACGAAAAGCAACTAGCAGCCCACGATGCCAAGATGGCCAAGCACGCCGCGTTAAAAAAAGCACAACAAGCACAGAGAATACAAAGGATTAGGAATGCGTGAATCAGACATTGAGAAGTACCTCTTCAAACGGGTCAAGGAGCTGGGCGGCGAGTGCCGCAAGACCAAGTGGATCGGCCACGTCGGCGCACCGGACCGCAGGGTCATGCTGCCGGGGCGCCAGCCGGTTTGGGTGGAGCTGAAGGCGCCCGGCGAGAAGCCCCGCTCCACGCAGATCCGCGAGCACAACCGCATGCGCCGTCTCGGTGAGTTTGTGGAAGTCATCGACAGCATGGAGGGCGTGGACGCGCTACTGGCATGAGACAGACCTTCAACCCCCGCCCGTATCAGGGCATGATCATCGAGCACATCCTGAACAACCCGCGCTGCGCGGTGTGGGCCGGCATGGGCACCGGCAAGACCGTGGCCACGCTGACAGCGCTGGAGGCCATCCTGATGGTTGAGGACGGCCCCATACTGGTCTTGGCGCCCCTGCGCGTGGCCACCGGCACATGGCCCGACGAGGTGCTCAAGTGGGAGCACCTGCGCGGCATCAACATCGTGGCCATCACGGGCACCGAGCGCGAGCGCATCACCGCCGTGCGCAGCCCGGCGCAGGTCTACACCACCAACTACGAGCAGCTCGTTTGGCTGACCAACTACTGGGGCGACAAGTGGCCCTACAGCACCGTGGTGCTGGACGAGTCCACACGGGTCAAGTCCTTCCGGCTACGCCAAGGCGGCAAGCGGGCGCAGGCGCTGGGCTCGGTGGCGCACACCCGCATCAAGCGGCTGGTGGAGCTGACCGGCACACCCGCGAGCAACGGCCTCAAGGACCTCTGGGGTCAGGCGTGGTTCATCGACGCAGGCAACCGGCTGGGGCGCACGTTCTCGGCCTTCTCGCAGCGCTGGTTCCAGACCGCCCGCGATGGCTTCGGGCTGGAGCCCATGCGCCACGCCCAAGGCGAGATCCAAGACAAGCTGCGCGACGTGTGCCTGACCATCGAGGCCAAGGACTGGTTCGACCTCAAGAAGCCGGTGATCAACGACATCATGGTCACGCTGCCGCCCAAGGCACGCAAGCACTACAAGGACATGGAAAAAGAGATGTTCACGTCGCTGGATTCCGGGCACGAGATTGAGGCCTTCAACGCCGCTGCAAAGACCCAGAAGTGCCTTCAGATCGCCAATGGCGCGATGTACGTGGGCGAGGGCGCCATCGAGTGGCGCGAGCTGCACAAGGCCAAGATCGAGGCGCTGGACTCGATCCTTGAGGAGGCCGCCGGGATGCCGGTGCTGGTGGCGTACAACTTCAAGAGCGACCTAGCCCGGCTGCTCAAGGCCTTCCCGCAGGGCAGGCATCTGGACAAGAACCCGCAGACGATCCGCGACTGGAACGCGGGCAAGATCCCAGTCATGTTCGCCCACCCGGCAAGCGCAGGCCACGGCCTGAACCTGCAAGACGGCGGCAACATACTGGTGTTCTTTGCGGTCAACTGGAATTTGGAGGAGCACCTCCAGATCATCGAGCGGATCGGCCCCACCCGGCAGATGCAGGCTGGCCACGACCGCCCGGTCTTCATTCACCGGATACTGGCCAAGGGGACCGTGGACGAGCTGGTGCTAGAGCGCTTGGAGACCAAGCGCGAGGTGCAGGACATTTTGATGGACGCCATGAAGCGGCGCAGGAAGGCCGGGGCCTAGCAGAAGATGTCAGGGCGCAGCTCTTGGCGGGTTACCAGCCCGTTGGTGGCCTTCTCGATGGCCAGTGACAGTACCGGGGAGGCCCGACGGCGCCCAGCAATGATCAGCGCCATCCACGTCGGGCTGATCTTGAGGTACTCGGCCATCTCGGACTTGGCGCCTCGCACGTCGGTCTTGAAGTATTCGGCAAGGGTCATAGATTGGATTATACTCAAACCTGAAGTTACATTAACCCGGAGAAAACAATGACCGAAGACCAGATCAAACAGATCGTAATGCAGTGCCGCAGCCAAGCCCCGGACGCGCCCATTGACCCCAAGGGCATCTACTGCGACAACCTAGAGGTGCTGGAGTTCGCCAAAAAGATCGAGAACGCCGTCGCCCTGAGATACGCCCGCGAGGAGCGCGAGCTGTGCATCGAGTTCGTGGAGTCCCTCAACCCCGAGGTGGCCACCAAGCTGCGCGAGAAGCGCGGGCACATGTAAAAAAAAAGCCCCCAGCGATGGGGGCTAACGATCTATTGATCGAGGAGAAAGCAAAATGTGGATTATCTTAGCTTGTTTTGTTTCCGTTAAAACATTTTTAATTTTGTACATTATTTTTGGGTTTACGGCGCCATCCGAGAAGGATCACGGCCAACAACGGGGCGCGTAGGCACATAATTTTCTTGGGGATTGACAAACCCTCTGCCGCCGCCTGCGCGCTCACGGGCTTCTTTGTCGCGCAAGTAATTAATGATTGCCGGGGTAAGAACACCAAGGCCACCAATAGTCCATCCTACAGGGCCGCTAATTGCAAGAGGAGCAAGTGCCGCTAGGCCACCAGCGCCAGAGATCATGGAACCGGTGTAATCGCTGTTTAAGGCACGTTTACCGGCGTCGTATATGTTCATTCCTGCGCCTGCCATTGGTCCCGCCACGGCTAGTCCGCGTTGGACTGCCGCTGGCAACAATGCAGGGACGGTGCCATAGGCCGCGCCTCTGCCGATGTCTGCGGCCACGCCGCCGTAGTCTTTTTTGTTTAGGTGCTCCATTATTTCAGGGGCTTGAGAACCTACACCAAAACCAACTGCGCCGCTTACCGCAAGTGGGTGCTGCGTAATATTGGCAAAAGTACGTCCAGCACGAGTGCCGTAGTCCTTGGCGGCGTTGAGCGCGGACGCATAAGCCGATGGGCCTACTGGCGCCGCCGGTAGTGGGGGCGGGGAAGGCACAGCCGGGGCCGCAGGCGCAGGAGCCCCACCTGCACCGGGGCGCACGTCACCAACGGTGGGCGCGCCCATGCCCGCCCAAGGCGGGGGGCCAATGGCCCGTTCACGGCGCCATACCGATGGGCTGAAACGCGGCCCAGCAGTAGGAACTTGTTCCGTCCGAGGCATGATTACTCCGCTAGGGCTTGCGGTAAGGCCCGGCATGTTTGCGAGATACGCACGCGCATCTAATTCGCTCATACCGCCGCGCATGAGCGTTTCCAATTGCGCTTTTATCGCAGCCGCTTGCGCGGTCTGGATGTTGTAGCCCTCTTGCCGCGCACGCCCCGTGGTGCCCTTGGTGTCGCTATCGCCACCTTGCAAGATTCGTGTTGTCTGTTCAGACAGAGGATCAACCGGCGTTGCGCCAAGGGGCGCAACCATTGCTGGCGCAGCCGCAGGCGCCGCTGAGGGGGCCGCCGATGTTCCTGCGGGGGCTGGGGGAACGCGGTTCTCCAGAGCTTTTTTGACAGCCATTGCTGTACGATAAAGCGCGATGGGAGCCCCGGTAGTCAGCATCGCAGCGCCAGCGCCCAAAGTCCCGTATGCGCCTCGCTGCGCCAATTCGCTCTCTGGCATATTTTTACCCACGGTCTTAGCCGCAGTGGCCATGCGCCCCGGCACCGTGTGATCAACATCTGGTGCAGCACCCGGTTGAATGCGATTTATCTGTCGTGCGGCGCCTTCAACATTTGCTTTTTCGCGGGCGATTTTATCTGCCTCACCAGAAGCCAACGCGGCACTGTAGGCTTGCTGTGCTTTTTGAAATTCATCTTGCAGTATGACTAAAGATTCTTCTTTACTTGTTGCTGCTGCCGTAGATTTAGCTTGCCCTTGAGCTTGATTTTCCAATGCAGCAGCAGAAGGGGCCGCACGTGCAGCCGATGGTTTAGCAACCCAATCAGGGGTTGCGTCTTGAGCCCAATCAGGTACAGCGTCTTTGTCCATTTACGGCTCCACACCAAAGGTTGCAATGAATTTGGCCCGCATGCCGGGGTTCTTCGCCACGTAGTCGCGGTCGGCCTGAGTAGGTGCTCGCTTAGCGGGCACAGCGGTTTCAGCCGCCGGAACGCTTTGGCCGGTCCAGAATGTTGGCCTTGCGTAAAACGATGGAAGCGCATTTGTTGGATTTTCGCGTGCCAGTTGCTCTCGTGCATCGCCGTATTTCTTGCGGATGTCAGGCAATGGGCCTTGTGTATCCATGTGCCTAGCATCCATTTTGCTATCAATTCGAGCCGCCAAAGAATCAAGCTCACGCCTAGCGCCAGCAGCAGCTAGGTCAAACATGCGCACCATCGCATTGCCGGTGTTGGCAATGGTGGGCGAGCCCTGCTGCTGAAGGTATTGGTATAGGTTCGTCGGGTTATTGGCCGAGTCGCGCTTGTCGGCCTGCATGGTGGCCAAGCCCTTGATAAGCACTTGAAGCCGATTGATCTGGGCAGGAGTGGCTTTTAAGTTGGCAAGAGATGCTTCCATGTCCTTGCCAATACCGCCGTTGGTCAAGCCATTTTTATTGACTTCGCGGGCGATCAAATCAAACAGCGTATTTCCTTGGAACTGGCCCAAAACGTCGATTAAGTTGTCGGGATCGTCCGGCCCCTTGCCAATAACGAGGCCGCGCAGCTCTTGCAAGTGCGGCAGGATGGAGTTGGCGCCTTCTGCGCGCTCTCGGGCTTTTGCTTCTTCATCCAACCCAAGTTTTGCTTGCGCCGAAGCGTAGGCGTTTATCTGCTCCAGCTTGACATCTGGGTTCATGGCCCCCCACGTGATGGCATCAATGCTCGTTGGACGTGATCTGTCCAGCTTTGTAATAACCGTCGCTGCTTCTTCTGGCGTTTTTTTAGAGATGCTGCTTAGCTCGTCGTCGATTCCTTTTAGCCATGGGTTCTGAGACATGTACGATTGATTGCGCAGAACGTCACTGGTGGTGGACACCTGAGTTTGTTTTTGCTGGCCTAAGCGCGTAAATTCATCGTTCTTGGCCTTTGCTGCTTCGTAGGCGTCCTTGTCCAGCTTGGCTAATTTTGCAAGCACATCGGCAGAGATAGGTTGGTTTGGATCTTGCGCGCTCATCAATTGATCCGCTGCATTTTTTTGCTTTTGGATTAATCCGACGCGGCCCATCTCAGCCCGCATTGCCGCAACGGGGATCTCCGATTGACGTTGGCTTTCAAGATTCTGACCAAGCGCTTGTGAGGCACTACCCAACGACGCGGCAAAGCCACCCAATTGGGGCTTGAAGAAACCCGCCGCTACGTTGAACCAGTTAGGGTCTTCGTAACGCTTTTTCAGCGAGTCCATTGCATCTTGCAATGACTTCTGGTACTCGGTAAGGTTGTCCGCAGTCAACCCGGTGGGGTTAATTGGTTGTGCCAAACCACCCAGCCCGGACATTACTTTGTCAACTTCTGCCATGATCTATTCCTTTAAGGCCCGTAATTGCCGGTGTTTAGAGTGCTCCAATCAAATTCTGGAGATCCGTAAGGGTCGTAGTCTCCGCCAACGGTGCCCATATACCCTTCTTCGCCGGGCAACGGTACATTTCGAGTTGTAGTTGGCGTAGATGACCCCGGTGGCGGCTCCGTAACCGTGCCGCTACCTACGCCTGAAAAAGTTGTTGCGGCGGGGAATTTCAAACCGCTAATCCAATCAGCAACACCGGGGATCTTGGACGCGCCGATGGCCAATGAGCCAAGGCCTGCGATGGCGGACAACGGCGAGCCCGTCATGGTCTGCTGTTGCGTTGTTGGGATCTGGGCGCCACTGAGCACGCCTGCCTGCTTGGCCAGCACGTCCAGCGGGAAGAGCTGCTTGTTCTGGGCGATCTGCTGCTGCTGAGCGCCAAGGGTGGCCATAGCGTTAATGTCGGCCAGCGATTGCGTTTGCTTTTGCTGCGCAAAGTTCATCGCTTGGGTACCGACGTCGCGGTAGTTCTGGGCCTGCTGGGTGGCCGCATTGCCTGCCATCTGCGCGGCCTGCATCTGGTTAGCGCGCTGGGCCTGCGCAGCTTTAAGCGCGTCAGAATAGCCCGACTGTAACGCCGCAGCCTGCTGGGCCAGCGCACCAATGTCGGCGTTGGAGATGCCCAAGGCGAGGGCGTTGGCGCCGCGCTGGGAGCCGAACTGGCCAGAGCCCACCGCGCCACCCGTAATGCCGGGAGACAGGTTCTGCGCAATGTTTTGCTGGTTGGCCATGCGAATCTTGTCCACCACATTGCTGGTGTACGGATTCATGTAGTTGTTGACCAGATCAGCCGAGCTGGAGGTGCCCGATGTCAAGTAGGGGTTGACAGCACCAGTGATGTCGGTGTTGTAGGCCTTGTTAAGCGATGTTGACGCAGCCTCTAAAGCGGGGCCATAAGTACCGGCTTGGCTGGCCACCCCAGTAAACGCGGCTTGTTGCAGGGGCGTAGCATCAGCGAACTGAGGCGCATTGGCCCCGCCAACACCATACTGAGTGCCCTTATTGGCAAGGTTGGTGATGTAGTCGGTGTAATACTGCGGCGTGGTTGTCGCCGTCGTTGCCGATGATTGGGTTAAATCAGCCATGTTTGCTGCCTTTCGAGGACTTGAGGTATTCTAACGGCGACTTGGCATCCGGGGGGAGCTTGTCAGGAGGGGCCGAGCGGGCGCGGGAACGGATGGCCTGCACCATGTGGTCCAGTTCCTTGGCCCCGGCCTTGTTTGAGCCGTTTCCGAGGGCGGAGACCACGTCGGCGCTAAAAACGTATTCACCGTTGGCCAACATGGCCGTGATGTCGTCGCTGGTGCCATCGCCCTTGCCTTCGACGTACTTGCCGCCCAACCCGCTCAGGCCACCAGTGCGAAACACCGGATTGCCGTCGTACTCGGGGTGCTCATGGTCTGCCCGGCCACCCTCGGCCAACTTTATCCCACGACCCCGTAAAATCGCTGCTAGTTCCGGGATCACCGTCATCTGCTGCAACTGCTTTTGCTGGCCGGGAGTGCCCATCTGGCCAAGCGAAAATACTTTGGACTTGGATGGCTCCAAGCCAGAGCCAATGTTGCCCAAGTTCTTGAGCGCGTCCATCACGTTTGCCTTGTCATACGATGCCAGCAGAGCCTGCACGTCGGGCTGGGCACCCTCGGCCAAGTGCTGCACCGCACCACCATGGGCGTAGAAACGGGGGATCACGTCCTTCTCAGCATCTGGTGCGTACTGGGCCAGCGCCGATGCGGCCTTGCTCACATCGGCTGTTGGAAGCGCCATATCGGCCATATCAGACCAGTGTTGCAGGGCTGGCACATCTAGTTGGTCTAAGCCTACGTCGTATTTCATGAGGTTACCCATTTGTCCTAGTGTTAATACTTTGCCGGGAATGCCAGCGGCGTCCGTGTAGGTTGGCAGGGCGCCAGTCTGCGTAGGCGTTACCACCGGTGGCGTCACTGGTGGCGTCACTGGCGGCACTACAGGCGGCGTAACTGTGTTTGGTACACATTCGCCGGTAACCGGATGTGGATGGTATCCGGGTAGACAGTCAACAATAGGCTTTTCGTCCTTGACGCACTTGCCCGTAACGGGATCTTTATAGTAACCCGGTCCAAGAGAGGAACACGAGTCCGAAACAACTACCGGGTCAAGGATGTTGTCGTTTACGCACTCATTGGTGACAGGATCTAAGTGCTGGCCATACCCGCACAATTTTGTAACAGGCGGTAAATCTGGGAGCTCGTCAACAGTGAGAACGTCAAGTTCACAAGCACCAGTTACTGGATTTTTTGTGTACCCGGGCAAACATGAGCCAGTAACTGTTACGGAATCAAGAGCGCTGTCGTTTACGCACTCATTGGTGACAGGATCTAAGTGCTGGCCATACCCGCACAATTTTGTAACAGGCGGTAAATCTGGGAGCTCGTCAACAGTGAGAACG